ATTTCACTTTTTAGTCCTCATGATGTCCCTGGTCTTTACGACGCTTTCGGGACTGATAGCTTTGACAGTCTCTACACTAGTTACGAATCAGACGATTCAATCCCTAGAAAGACAGTCGGTGCCCAGGAACTGATCCTGGACTTGCTCAAGGAACGTGCTGAGACTGGTCGTGTTTATCTGATGAACATTGACCACTGCAACAGTCACAGTTCGTTCAAAGACAAGGTTAATATGAGTAACCTGTGTCAGGAGATCACTCTCCCCACAGATCCCCTACAGCATATTGATGGTGATGGTGAGATTGCCTTGTGTATTCTCTCTGCCGTCAACGTTGGTAAACTCAAGAGACTCGATGATCTTGAGGAACTTTGTGATCTCGCTGTTCGTGGTTTGGAAGAACTGATTGATTATCAGAACTATCCAATCAAAGCAGCAGAGTTAAGTACCAAGAACCGTCGCTCCCTTGGAGTTGGTTACATTGGTTTAGCACATTACCTAGCACGTAACGGAGTCAAGTATGACCAACCCGATGCCTGGAGACTCGTCCACGACCTGTCTGAGTCTTTCCAGTTCTATCTGCTCAAGTCCAGCAACAAAATCGCAAAAGAAAAAGGGAAGTGTGGTTATTTCGATCGAACGAAGTATGCAGACGGTATCCTCCCAATCGACACTTATAAACGTGACATCGACGAGTTCTGCGGAACAGAGTTGAACTATGATTGGGAATCTCTTAGAACATCTATCACCACCCACGGTCTTAGGCACTCAACACTGTCCGCACAGATGCCATCAGAGAGCAGTTCCGTTGTGTCAAATGCAACCAACGGAATTGAACCACCTAGAGCATACATGTCCGTTAAGAAAAGCAAAAAAGGACCGCTCAAGCAGATCGTTCCTCAGTATGGTAGTCTCAAGAATAACTACACTCTTCTCTGGGACATGAAGGACAACGATGGTTACATCAAAGTTGTCGCTGCGATGCAAAAGTTCTTTGACCAGGCAATTTCTGGCAACTGGAGTTATAATCCAGAGAACTATGACAACAATGAGGTGCCAGTATCTGTCATGGCAGGTGACTTCCTGAAGACATACAAGTATGGATGGAAGACTTCTTACTATCAGAACACTTATGATATTAAGAGTGACGAACCTCAGTTGACTGAGGAGAAAAAAGAATCAATCGAAGACCTATTATCTCAAATTCTAGAAACCGAGGAGGAAGACTGTGACAGCTGCAAGATTTAGAACAAACGGAGAACCCATGCGTACTAAAGTTGAGGGAATGACAGTATTCAATACAGATATTGTCAACAGCACGAAGCAAAAGATGTTCTTTGGACCCCCTCTTGGGGTCCAACGCTATGACAAATTCAAGTATCCTGTGTTTGATAAACTGACACAGCAACAACTTGGTTATTTCTGGCGTCCAGAAGAAGTATCATTGCAGAAGGATCGTGCCGACTATCAGACACTTAATGCAGCACAAAAACACATCTTCACTAGTAACCTTAAGTACCAGATCCTCCTGGATTCTGTACAAGGGCGTGGTCCTGGGATGGCTTTTATCCCTTATGTCAGTCTACCTGAACTAGAATCTGCCATGACGGTGTGGGAATTCATGGAGATGGTTCACTCTCGCTCCTATACCCACATCATCAAGAACGTCTATCCTGACCCTTCTGAGGTGCTTGACACCATCGTTCTGGATGAGAACATCCTACGACGTGCAGAGAGCGTCACAGGGGCGTATAACGAGTTCATAGAGGCAGCCCAGGAGTGGGGTGCAGGTAGTCAATGGCAACATGCTCTCGAAGACTGTGAGTCTGCACAGTGGGAACTGAGAGATCTCAAGCGTAAACTGTATCGTGCAATCGTTAACGTAAATATCCTAGAAGGTATTCGTTTTTATGTTTCTTTTGCATGTTCTTTTGCTTTCGGTGAACTCAAACTCATGGAAGGCAACGCAAAGATCATTGGTCTTATTGCCCGTGATGAATCGCAGCACTTGGTATTGACTCAGAAGATCATTAACAAGTGGATTCAAGGTGATGATCCTGACATGGTAGAGATCGCTAAAGAAGAAGAGCAGAACGTCATTTCGATGTTCCGTCAGTGTGTTGAAGAGGAAAAACTTTGGGCAGAATACCTGTTCAAAGATGGATCTATGATTGGTTTGAACGCCAAACTGCTCAGCACATACGTTGAGTGGATTGCAAACCGTCGCATGAAAGCGATTGGTCTGAAACCAATCTTCGATGTCCCTGCAAACAACAATCCATTGCCCTGGACTGAGCACTGGTTGAACTCTAAGGGTATGCAGGTTGCTCCACAGGAAACAGAGGTCGAATCCTATTTAATTGGAGGAATCAAGCAAGATGTTAAGAAGAATACTTTCGCTGGTTTTAAACTATAATGGAAGACTGGAAGATAAGAGCACTAAAAAGCAATCTTCCAGCACATTACAAAGACATAGTACGCCTGGGTCCGAGAAGTCTGGCTCAGGCACATATCCTAAACGCAATCAAACGCAAGTACCAGACCCCTGGGACTGATAAATACCCCCAGTGATGGGGGTATTTTTTTATGCGACCGCAATCTGCAAAGGCAAAAGGTAGAAGACTACAACAGTGGGTTAGGGATATACTAATCGAAGCATTAGATATTCATCCAGAAGATATTGAGTCTCGCAGCATGGGTGCTGGTGGGGAAGATCTTATCATGGCACGAGCTGCTAGAGAGAAGTTTCCTCACAGTATTGAATGTAAGAACGTAGAGAGACTAAATATTTGGGAAGCATACGAACAAGCAAAGGCAAACTGTGGTGATTACGAGCCGATTGTAGTCATCAAGAAAAATCAAAAAGATCCCCTAGTTGTTGTGGATGCTGAGTATTTTATCAAATTATTTGAGGGTAAATCATGAACAAGTTTTTGACTGCAGCACTTGTGGGAGTTGGACTGGGTGTTCTTACAGTTGCTGCGGCACGGTCTGAACCCACAAAGGGGTATTACACCATGGATGCCATGGGGTGTATGCTCTTAAAAGAGTGTACGAAAGATGTACAAAGAATTTATTCTTCTGGTGATCTTCGTGCTGCATTTCCTGACTCAGATTGGGATTATGTTGAAGATGAATTTAACCAAATTATGCTCGCTTTTGAGCAGATTGGAGTTCATGTTCACTTAGCAGACGAGAAGTATTTCCCTGTTGGACACAGAGGTGTTTATCATACTGTGAGTAATCACTTCTATCTCAATAAAACATACGTACACCGTCCACATATTCTCATGAGTGTGGTGAGGCATGAAGGATGGCACGCTGCTCAGGATTGCATGGCAGGTTCTATTAAGAACAACATGATTGCAATCATCAAACCTGAGGAAGATGTTCCTCCCATTTGGAAAGAGATGGTGAAACGCACATATCCTGCACATGCACAACCATGGGAGGCAGAAGCAACCTGGGCGGGCAAGACTGAAGGTATGACACAGGCAGCATTAGAATCCTGTGCTCGTAGAACAATGTGGACTGACTACGATCCAACACCAATGACCCGTGAATGGTTAGAAGAGAACGGTTATATCGCTAAATAAAGCTGCCCTGCAATATATAAATGGCCGAGACTCCAACTACGAAGGACGAAGCCAAAAAGGAAAAGGAAAAATTTGACTGGGCAGACGAAGGTCTGTCAGCATTGGTGCGTGTTGTTATTTTAGCGTGGTCAGCAGCAATTCTTACACTTAACTATGTAACTATTCCTGGCTTACAACAAAAACAAATCGATCCAACTTTCATAGCCAGCGTTTTTACTGGAACTTTAGCTACTTTCGGGGTCCAGGCTACCAAAAAGAAAGAAGATCAACCTACATTAAAAGAAAAGAAAGATGAAAAAATTTCTTAGTGCAATCGCTTTAGTCGCTACAATGTTTCTTGCCCTCCCAGCGTGGGCAGTCGATGTCCAAATGGGATACGACGGAAACCTCGTTTTCGAACCAGCCGAAGTTACCATTTCCGCTGGTGAGTCAGTTCATTTTGTTAATAATATGCTTCCTCCTCATAATGTAGTGGTGGAAGATCATCCTGAAATCTCTCACGAAGGTCTCGCAATGATGCCTGGTGAAGAGTTTGATGTCACATTCGCTGAAGCTGGGGACTATACCTACTGGTGTGGACCTCACAAGGGTGCTGGCATGATTGGTACAGTACATGTTGAATGATTATGCAAAAACTAATTAACGTTATCGCACTCCTATCGGGACTGACTTCACTGGCAGTCATCGGTGG